CGACCAGTTGCCTACTGTTCCTAGTTGTGTTCTGTTTGGGTTAACAGTTGTAACTGCCCATTTAGAACCAACAGGGTGATATGTGTAATGCAAGTCAATAGCCATTGCATCTGATTTAGCCAGAATATCTCTGTCTGTTTCAGTTGTTAGACCAGCTTGCTCTCCACTAGCTACTGCACCAGCAGTAAAGAAATATGTACTGTACTCAGTTGATGCGCCTGACCCTGCGGTAGAAACGTCATCTGAAACAATAACTCTTAGTCCGCAATATGTTGGGACTGTATTGTCTCCACCATATGCACCAGCAATAGAACCACCAGATGCAGTTGCAGAACCGCCATTGCCGTCTGAGGCAAGAACATAATCAACCATTTTTCTTTCCACAAGATCATAATATACCTTGCTATGCATACAAACGGCTGTTAGTTTGTCACCTTGGTCGCCAAGTATTGATCTTGCTTTTGCTACGTGTCTAGGTGATAGACCTGTTGGTGTATCGCCAGAACCGCCATCAATAGTTAAACCAAAAAATGCAGCATTAGAATCTGTTGAGTTAACAGAACCAAATACTCCATCAAGACAAGCAAGTAAATCTTTTTGTCTTTGGTTAGCAATGTATGCACCGATCTTTTGACCGATTGCTGCCATTGGATCTGCACCTGATGCAAGTGCAGCTAAATCTCTTGATTCAAATGCACGACCTCTATGCAAGATAACTCCAACTTGTTTATCAGTTGAAATCTTGCCGGGTGTTAATGAAGAAGAATCTGAAAGAACCTCAAAATCGCCACTAAGGTTAGCGGAGAAAAAAGGGACATTTACGAAATCACCACCCTCTGTTGCATTTAGCTCTGCCATTGGTGCGACCACACCGCTTGCGAGAAATGAATCCCTTTGAGTGGTCTGTTCAATGACATAAGGCGTAAATATCTCAGGGATGATTAAATCACTCCTTAGAACTGCCATGTCCTGAATAATAATGTTAACGGTGTGGGCGTAACCCTATTTGGCTTAGCGTAACTTTGCCTAATAATTCTATATTAACGTGTTTTTGCTATTTCTCTCAACTTTCTCCAAAGTTCTTTATCTCTATTGTAAATAACACCTTGTTCAATAAGGTTTTCAGTTTCTTTTAAAAAAGGTTTTAACATATCTTCTGAAAATGAATTATCACTCGGTCTTGATATAGGGGCACCACCTCCAGTTGGTGGTTTATTTTTTAACAAATAAGGTTTTTCTTTTTCTAATTTATTTTTAACATAGTCTTGTATTGGTAGTTGTTCATACCCATCTATTACAACAGGTATTCCTTCTTTAATCTGCATTTGGTCTTTTGGTACAAGATTGTTTAATACTAACTCTGGGTCGTAAGTTATTTCAGATAAAGCTTGCATTGCAGGGGCAATAAGTTCAAGTTCTCTATTTCTGGCAGTTAATTCTTCTATTCTTTTTTTATCTTCAGCAGATTTATCTCTGTACTGTTGTTCTAATGCTTGTGTAGCTTCTGTGTACTTTCCTTCACTTTCAAGCTGTTCTCTTTCATGTTTTTGTTTAAAAGCTAACAAAGATTCATAATCCTCTGGAACCTTAGTATCTTTTTTTTGGTTTTGAAGCTTACCTATTAGTTCGTAGTTTTTTGCCTCTAATTTTTTTATTGATTCTTTTAACTGTTCAACTTCTGTGTTGTTTGGTGTTGGTGGCGTAACCACCTCTTTGGTTTCTTCTGACATAAATTAAAGCGTAGCCTTTAAAAATTAATATATCAGAAAAATCACCATTTGACTTTATCAGCCCAAAACGCAGCACTCATTTTACCTTTTGCAATATTTTTTGCGTGTCTTGCTTTAAATGATTTACGCTTTGCTTTATCTGCTTCTGACTCGCCTTGTCTAGGTGGTTTATTTTTTGCGCCCTGCATACCAAAGCGAATAAGCTTTATCTTGTCGCCTTCTTTAGCTAAAACAATATGTGATTTTTTAGGGTGGCTTGGTGTTCTCTTTGGCTTATTAAAACCAGCAAGACCAAATCTTTTAATTCTTGGGTCACTCATTATTTTCTATACCTTTTATAAATAGCCATATCTACTGTTCTTGCTTTATCTCCTCTCATATAACTATTAACACGACCCATAGCCCACGCGGCCATAGGTACATTACGAGAACCACCAGATAAATATGCCCCTTGCCCTTTTCTATAGACAGCAGCAAGCTCGCCATATTTAAACTTTGTACCTTCGGCCTTTTTCTTAAGGCTTTTTTTTGTTGCGTCGCTTAGTGGTTTTCTTCTGCTTTTTTGTGACATCTTGAGCAACCCTTGATTTTTGTACAGCTTTTATATCAATATAAGCACCTTTTTTGTAAAGTTCTGCTGTTTTTTTTATTTCAGCAGCTTTAGCAGCACGATTTTTTGACCCTGACAAATACTTTTTAGGTATGCCAGTTTTTTTATCTTTAGGTACTCTTCTTAACTTTGGCATCTTTTTTTTCTTTTACTGGTTTGCCTTTAGCTCCAGAAATTTTTTCCCATAAAGTCTTTGCCACTACTTTTTACCCCCTTTTTTTACTTTTTTCTTTTTACCTTTTGGTTTCATTAAACCATAGTGTCCGGGCATAATTTTACCAAGTAACTATTAATATCATATCTTTTATTTTGTTTTCCGTCTTGTTTTTTTCTTTTTCTTACCAGCTTTTGACAAAGCAATAGCAACAGCTTGGCTTCTCGAGTAACCCTCTTGTATAAGTTGCTTTATGTTACCTGTAATTGTCTTTGGTTGTTTTCCTTTCTTAAGTGGCATTTGGGTATTTCTCAGCTAACTTCTTTAATGTTAGCTCTGTTCCATCATCTTTAATAATTAATCGCAAAGCCTCTCTCGGACTTTTTCTTTTTTTATCAATTAAATAATTAAAAAATTTCTTTTTGCTCCCAAGTGTCTTGTCTTGTATTGATGGGTTATCCCGTAACCATGCAGCATAGTTAGTATCCTGTGGCACTCTACCAGTAGCACTTGGCCTAGTATCAGGAAAACGTCTGCGTAAATCGTCATCATCTATTACTGGAACAGTAGTTGACCTACAGTTAAAATGCTGTGGTGGTAATGGTCCTTCATTATATTTAAAAATTTTGCCATCTAAACTTCCGCAGATTTTACTTGTTCTTGCATCTAAAGTTGCAACATATTCATATCTTTGGGTTACATCTTGATTTGCTGCATAAGTTGCTTGACTTACAGCATTTTGTACTTGGTTAACAGAAGTACGAACAACAGTCATTACCTGCGTATTAGCAAGTCGTATACCATCACCACCTGCAAGTCTTTGTGCTTTTGCTGTCATATTTTGGTTTGTCCCAAACTGCAATCTACCTCGCAACCTTTTTGCAATTTTTGGTATAGATTCTCCTTCTGTAATACCTATACGAATCTGACTTGATATAAGTTCTGCTTGTTTTGTAGATATACCACGAAAAGCTTTTGCTACAACTTGGCCACTAGGTAAGGTAATTGCAGAACCTTTTGCAGCAGTTAAGGGAAATGTTCTTTGTACAGTAGATTCTAAATTAGTAGGTAAAGTTAATATGTTTACTTCTGTAGGGTCAGTAAAAACAACGCTTTGAGCAAAGTTTGGCGATATTTTTACAGTATTAACACCAACAGCACCTTTTGGTAAAACTTTTTCAAGTTGATCTTTTACAAATTCTGTTTGAAATACAGCAAGTCCTTGTAGTTCATCTGCTAAGTAAACTGAACTTGTATTTGACCAACTTTCAAGACTTTCTTTCATTTGTACCAACATAGCCCTTATTCTTGCGACAGTAGCTGGTGCTGTTACTTCATCTATTGTTGCTAATTTATTTGTTAAATCTAAAATTACATTGTTGTAATTCGTAACAATCTGTCGGGTAACTTGGTTGCTGTAGCGGTTTAAGTCAATCGCCTCTCTGTAGAAAGTCTCAGGTGTTGACATAAATTACTCTTCATCTTGTTCTGGTTCTTCTTGTCTTGGCTGTTCCATCTCAACCATACCACCACTTTGTGTTGCTTCAATTTCTTCTTCAACATCAAACTCATCTCCAAGAACCTCACCTTCAGTAAGTTGATCAAGCAGTGTTTTTTGTGAAATAGAACCAGATGTGTAAAGAGTAAGTAATGCTTGTATTTCTTGTGGTTCAAGTCTTTGTGATAGAAAGTCTCTATTAACAAAACTGCTGCCAGCTTCAGCATTTATATATCTTCCGTGAAACATAAGACAGTTATCAATCATATCTTGCATCTGTTGTGCTACAACCATCATTGTTGAATCGCCTTGTGATCTATCTATTCGTTTTGCTTCTGCTGTTTCTGCCGATAACTTTTGGCCAAGTACTGCTGCAAGACCTAATTCATTGATTTGACTTTCCAATCTGTCTAATCTCCGAAACTGTGCATCATAACTTTTTCCTTCTGGTTCGATATATTCAGCACGACCATCTGCTGGGAACGCAATAGCCTCGCCGGGTCCAGCCGATACCTCTTCAGCATTTTGTGGAAAGCCATAAAAAGCCAACATAGGTACTGCAGATATATGTAATTGGTTATCAAGATCAGATTGTATTTGATATGCTTTTAAATTTAATTCAGCTATATCTGCCATTGGTGGTCTTGAATCAAGTAGATTTATTCTGTTTGCATAAGCAACTGAAAAAGGTATTTTATCAACTGGCATTGTTCCTTCATCTACTTTTACATATTGTCCATTCTTAGCTTTTCTATGTATTTCAAAGTTGCCGGGTGTCAGTAAACGAACTTGCTCTACAATCTTTTCACCATATAAACCATCTGGTTGAGATACCTTTTCCTGTAACCTTAATTGGGTAAATTGCAACTCACCATCTACCATTTCTGTTCGCCAGCCAAGAATATCTCTTGGTGTGTAGGTAACCCAGTAAGGTCTACCATTATTTCCTGTTGCTGGCGCATCTACCAAAACACCAATATGGCCATATCTAATCATTTTTCTGGCAGTCTCATAAGTCCAAACATTAAGATCATTACCTTGTAAATCTACGTCAAACAGTTCTTCTCTAATTGCATCTCCTGTCTCATTTAGTCTCACTGGTTTACGAGTTAGCATACCAGCCAACATTCTTTCTAATCTAAGAAAGTAAGGTGGGCAAACAGAACGTGCTAATCTATTGTCATAACTTTCATCAAGTTCCCTAGGTTCTTGCATTAGATATTTTCTATGCTTTGACCTCATTTGGTATGTGCCGCCAAGTAAATCTTCTATTAATATCCAATGTGGCTCTTGCTGAAACCATGTATTATTAGGGTCATTTATCTCTGTGCCTCTACTACCGGCTGTCTGTCTGTTGTAATGACTATATCCAGAATACACAGTTTTGCTCCATTGTTTGTTTTTATTTTAGACAATAATCTTAATAAAGCCTAATACCAGTTTTGCGACCAGCCCCCATATGTAAGGGATTGAACAACCGCCAAGTAATATAACCTAGCGCATCATTCATATGATCGTACCCTGCATCTTTATCTGGTTCACCTCTTTCGTTATAACTTTGTAATTCTAAACATTCAATTAACTTTACAGCTTTTTTTGAAACCATTAATCTTGTTTCACCTTTACCATTTAAAAATAAACCTTGAACTGAATTAACTCTATCTCTTACAGGGGGGTTAGATAATGCAGACTGATTAACAAAACCATAACTTTCTAATATTTGGATATCGGTCTTTGTAGCATTTGTACTTCTGTTTCCACCTGAAGCATCAGGATATATATAGATTTTGTTGAAAGGGTACCTTGCTTTAATTTCTTTAGCAATGGTATCGCC